CTTTTCTGCGGTGTACCCTATTGTGTATACGATGAATGTTTTAGGGCGTGGGTCTGGGGGGTTGGGGCTGGTGAATGTGCTGCATTTGTTGACCAAACAATCCTTGTTCCAAAGCCATGCAATGTACTTGGATGTTGAGTAAGTGATGGGGCCTGTTATGACCTGGTATGAGGGGTCTCTGCCCTGTATCAATCTTGGGTCATAATAATCGTCGCCTTCAGGAAATGATTTCATCACGTGCTCCTTCTTAATGAAAGTTTTGTTCTTGGAATGTACTTCCAATTTGCCATGTTTCATGTTATGTTTGGCCTTGCGTAGTATGGCTGCTTTTGCAGGTGGAAATCGGCAAACCCAAGATTCAAAGTCAATTGGTTTTATAATGCCGTTTTCAATGTATGGTCCCTGCGGTAGGATGGGCAAGGCTCGTTCCAACTCAGGTCGAAAAACTGTATTCCAAAAGCCATTGTTAGGGTCAGGTCTGTTCATGCATCCCCGATTGTGTATGGCAATCAGCTCATTGTGAGTACAAGTTCTCGATACTAAAGGTTTGCGGTATGGAACGGCTGGTCCAAATTGAGTGCAGCCGTGACCTTCTTTGCATTTGAAGAAGGTTGGTGGTACAACTTTTGCAGTCTTGTGTAGTTGTTTAAGCTCTCGTCCTTCATTGCACACGTCAGGATAATTAATCGGTTCGTGGTGTACAATGGTGGTGCCGGGCACAATAGTGGAGGTAAGATAGGTGCGAGTCATAAACCTGGTTGCTGAAAACACCACTTTGGTGTAACAGGCGTGCACCCAGGGTGGTAATTGTAATTTAATGATGACGTAGTGTGCTATCTTTCCAATATGATATCGAATTGTGTGCCAAAATGAGCCAGTGCGAACTGGTGCTGTTATTAAAAATGCTGCCCCCTTGCGACGAATGTAAAACATTATGACGCCACTAAGTAACAATGCTAGGCCAAGCCATTTGAGTTCTGTGAACTGATGTATAATGTTGGGTTGGAACTGTAGCAATTTGTTAGTGGCCTCCATGAGTAATCTGTTTCGAAATAGAGTGCCGGAGAGGACAGCCGCTTCTTCTCGTACGCCGCTCACGAATGCTAAGGCGGTTGTAGGTATGATTGCGTCAGCAATTTCGTGGGGAAAGAGGTTGTAACGAGCTAGTTCGACTTTTGCTTGAGCGAGAGCAGTTTGGAAGAGTTGTGGGTCGCGGACACGGCCAGCGACATAAGCGCGAATCTTGTCTACTGCTTGTTTTGGGACTATCACCTGTTTGTGCCTATCCATCTCTGTGAAAATAAGGAAATCAGTATTGGAGTAGACGTCGTGATAATCAACGAGGAATTTCTCGAGTTG